GTTTTCTATTGTTGTAGCATTTGCTGCTGAAGCATCTGCATTATATCCTATTAGCCTACCATGAGGCAAGTAAAAGAAATCTCCTGCAGGTAAAAGCATTGTTGAATAATTAGTAGCATCACTAACCTCATCAACATTTGAATTATTGTCATAAACCATATTTGTGAATTGTATTTCTGCAGGAACATCTCCCATGTTATAAACACAAAAGGCTTTTATAGAAGCTACAGTAGCAGTTCCCTTTGTTCCACTTACTGATAATATTTGTATAAAACCATCTGTATTGTCTACCTCTTGGGTATTTTCAAATACTTGATTATACCCCTTTGCTTTTGTAAAAGCATTTTTTCCTAAACTTAAATTAACATTGACATTTGCCATCTTTACTCCTTTTACCTTAAATGATATTTTACTGTTGCATTAATTGTATAATCTGAATTTACTGACGAGTCTGCTCTAAAAAAGAACATCAAAACTTTACCTGCATTTACATCTGCTGTTGATATAGTCATTTGATTGTAATATGCTTGTTCATAACCTGCATTTGTTACATCTGATGAATAAGCTGCAACTGCACCACTGCTTAAATCTCCTGATGTTGCAGAATTTCCTGAATCTACTGTATAAGACATTAAATGTGCTCTTGTAGTTTCTCCAGTTGCTGCATCTCCACCACTCCACCAAACAACTCTATCTATTGTTATGTCATCCATAACGTACCACATAACACCAACCATATCATCTGCTGTTGTTGCTATTGTAAATGAAGTAGCAGGGTCTGTTCCTGTTCCACCACCAACAAGTGCTTGATTTGCTATGCTGTTAAATGGAACTGCATAATGATTACCAGCAGAAGTACCTGCCCATACACTATCTCCACTTCCTATTCCAAATTGAGCATATTGTGTATTTACAGTATGTTGCCCTATGCCTGCCTTAACTAAATCATTTGTAGAATCAACTGCGACTAAAGCATTTCCATCTTTGTCGTTTATAATTGTATTTGTGGTAGAATCTGAAGCAGGTTGCATTTTTACATTTTGAGTAGATAAATATAAAGCAGTAGAATCTCCATCTCCACACTTTATTTGTTTGATAGTTGTAGATAGTCCTGAATTACTATTATCAGTTTGCAAAACATCTTTATATACATCTTTTAATGATTTTCCTGTAAAACTCATTATTTACCTTCCTTTTTACCCTCAGATTCTTTTTTTAATTCTTCTAATTGTTCAAGTTTGCCAGCAGTTTTTATATATTCTTGCTCAATAAGTTTCATTTTTTTCTTTATTTCTTCTATTTTCTCATCGTAATTTAACATTATTTCTCCTAAATTAAAAATTAGCCATTAAAATTTGCCTTATATACAAAATCTGCTCCTCTAATAGGTGGTATATTAGATAACTTTGCTTTATGGTATTTTTTTAAATCACTCTTTCTAACTGCATTAATCCAATGTAAACTTGGTTTTAAAAACTTCTTATTGTCTATTAATTTAAATCCACCAATCTTTTCTATTTTATTAATAATAGTTTTGCAATCATAGACATTGTAGAACCAACTATCTATAAAATGATTCAATTTATTTAATTCTTTTTTATTTAATTTATCCTTATCACACTTAACCACTATTTCATTTATATATAATTTTCCATTAGGTTTTAATATTCTAATACATTCTTTAATAACTTTTTCAAAATTAGAATATCCCATAGATTCACAGAAATAAACTATATCAAATGTATTATCTTTGTAATTTGTTTTTGTGAAGTCTTGTATAGATAAAGAACAATTATTTAAATCTTTCAATGTTTCTTTAGCAATTTCAACTTGTTTATTACTTACATTGATTCCATCAATTTTAGTATTTGGATATAATGATGCTATTTGTTTCATTACTCCACCAACACCACAACCACAATCAAGTATTCTTTCACTTCCCTTAATATCCATTCTTTTAGATAGCCATTTACCCTGTTTTTTATCATTCTCATATGGTTTAAATGCTTGAAGTATTAATGTCTTATTAAAAAGAAATTTCAATTTATCAGTATAATATCTGTTGTAATAATCTTTAATATAGTTTATATCTTTCATTAAAAATTAGCTCCAAAGAAATTAGCATTATAAGATACAGCGTCTCCACCTGCTACTGTATATTCTAAATATGGTCTATATGATGAAGTCGAATTATCTATTTGAAGCATCCAAAAAGTTCTTTGGTCAATAGCAGAATTAGTAGTAACTGTACTAGCATAGCTTCCATCATAACTATTTAAATAGTATTGGTCATAATCAATTATAGAAAATTCAAAAGTATCATTATCCTCTATATCTGTTTTTGCTGTTGAATTTAAAGTAGCAGATTCATCTGCATAATTTAAAGGTGAATCTCCACCTTGTGCTGTTCCTATACTGAAATCAAGAAAATAACCAGCTGATTCAGTTCCATCAATAACAGTTTCAGAAGAATATTCAGTAACATCATCAGCGTCCCAATCTGATGTAAATCCATCAAAATCGTTCCATAATGCTGCTCCAGTATTACTTCCACTTGATGCCTTTAATAGTATAATACTAATATCTTCAGGAATACTTTGACTTGACTGGTCAGAAGAAGCGTATGCTCCTTTACATTTAAATTCTAAATCACTAACAGTTGTGCTTATTCCTGATGAATCAAATTTAAAATGTGATTGAATATACTTATAATGTCTTGTTGTTGTTGTTGATTTCCCTATTGTTACTGTTGAAACCCAGCCTGCATCTCCACAAGTTACTATTCCTCTTTCGTGGTTTGAACCACCATCATCAATAGCTGCTGTTGCTGATGTTGCATTTCTTATTCCAGTAAAACTTGAGCTTGTTTTTTTAACAGTGCTTCCAGTGGAATAATCAAATTTTATAGCAGAGTCGTCTGTGTGATTAGTAGATAATGTTGCATCTATATATTTAATATTAGAATTATCAGAAAGACACCCTTCTGTGTCAAAATATTTAGTATATCTAAAACTGCCATCTTCATTATCTGTTAATGTATGTGTTGTTTTAAGTTTTATTTCTTCATAATCCTTATCAAAAATTACAGGTTTGTTTATATATATGCTTTCATTACTAATCTTAAATTTAAATCTATTATTTATTGGTTCATAATAATTAGTTCCAACAGTTATTCTTAAATCTTTATTAAATCTATTATTTATTGCAGTATGAAAGTCATCTAATGATATATCCATATATGAAGTATCTTTAAATGTTTTTCTTTCAAATAATGTTTTAATATCATCAGATATGTCTTTTGTATTAATAAATGCAAAGAATACATTGTCATCAGCAAAATATCCACCTACTTTTTTCTTATCTTTTATAAAATAAAAACCATCCATATATTCTTGTCCTGAATAATCTTCACCATCTTTATAAAGACTGCATCCATATATATCTGCTAAATTGTAAGCCATAATATCTAAATAGTTCTCAATATTGTGCACTTTAGCAACAAATATCAAACAATCTTTATAGTACATACCACTACCATTTTGATATAAACTATTATCTAATATATATTGACTTAAATCAGAATCTCCAAATTCTTCTGCATCTGAATATTGTCCTGTTGTAATATAGTCGTTTGTTATTTTAAAAACTTTTGCATCTATATATGGAATATCTTTATCTTCAGAAAATATGTTATTTAAAGTTATATCAGTAACACCTGCTTCAATATCGCCAAGATTAGTTAAATTAAAACCATAATCTCTTATAGTTGTTTCTTCAGAATATTTGTCATTTTGTATTTCCATTCCTTTTGAATATATATCAAATTCAATTTTAAAATTATTAAAACCTTTGTTTGTTTTAACAAGTTGAAATATTCTTGATGCTCTCAACCTTATCTCTAAATCATCTTCAACATTAAATTCTTGTGATTCTCCATCAAGTTCTACATTAATTAAGCTAAATTCTAATTGCTGTGTACCAAGATGTTGATTATTATCAGGTCTAATACCAACGACTTTGTGAGGATTATTGCCCTTTCTTTTCCCTACACTTAATATACCTTTATTCATTAAAGATATATCTCCAATAGTAGATGTAGTATCATTAAAAGTATGGTCTATATCATCATAAGTTCCATCAGGTTTTTTATAAAACAATGGAGCTCTTTTGTCATAAATTCTAAATTTATTATCACTTACTTGTACTTGTGTTCTGTTAATTGGATTCCACATTAGAATTGAAAATCCAATGATGCTACACCATAAGCTATTTCATTATCTGCATCCCAAAAAAATGAAACAATATCCACGTGATTAGCATCTGTTGTTAGAGTAGGGTTACTTCCACCTGCAAACTTAACTGTTGCACTTCCATTAGCAGCATTTCCTGCACTATCAAATGCTAACCATCCATCTGCTGCAACAGTCCTGCTCCCTGTCCCATCTTGCTTTAGCATTAATACAAAATTACCTGAAGTTGCAGGAAATTTAAGATTTAAATCAGCTATATTTCCACTTCCAAAGGTTACAAATTGTTTGTTGCCTGTTTTAAAATCTACATCAGTATCTGAAGCATTATATGTAGGTGTAACTAAATCAAAGCCTACACCACACCCATCAAACTCTACATGACCATCAGCCTCAATATTCAAATGTGCAGCAGCAGCTGCATTATCTTTTGTTAATATTGTAGATTCACCATGTTCATCAGATTTTACTTGAAAATAATCACCTGTTCCTGAATTTCCTTCAGAATAAAGAGTGTGATAAGAAACTCCCCCATAAACAAGAAATTCTGCGAATTGAGTTCCTTGATTTTTAAATGTTGTTGTTCCATAAGTATGAGCATCAAGGTGTATGTACCCACTTGAATCCCAAGTGCAAGTTCCTGTTACAATAGTATCTAAAGAAGAAATTGTTAAATCTCCACTTGAATATGTTACATCTGATAAATCATCTAATGCACTTACACCACCTGCCAAAAGACTTGTTGCAGTTCCACCATCTGTTTTGAAGTATAAAACATCACTATTTACATATAAAGTTCCATACCCACTTGCAGGTGTATCTACATCTCCATTATCTTTTATTACTATACCATCACTATTAAACTTAGCATCTCCACCTGTAGCATTTAAAACTAAATCTCCAGCACTTGTGCTAATATTCATGCTTGTAGCCCCAAGAATTAAAGCACTTGTACCTGTATCCCCTCCAAAACTAAATGTAAGTTTATTAGTTGTACTTCCTTCTTGGTAGACATTAAACTCTCCACCAACTATATCTAAATCTCTTGCTTCTAAAAGGTCGAGAGTAGTTTTCCCATCTACTTCAAGTGTTGATTCAATTTTAGTAGCTGAAGTAAATCTTATATTATCTTTTGCTACTTCAATAGGAGTAACTTCTTTGCCTATAGTAATTGGTATTAATTCGTCTCCCAAAGGCTTATCTTCTAATATCTCAATAGGATTGTTTTTTCTTGGCTCAAAAGAGCCTTTAGATAAAGATTTTATATTTGGGAGACTACTTCTTGGCATTATTTTTTAGGTCTTAATTTTTCAAATACAGGTTTTAATATCATGTCAAACAACATATCATCATATTTCGTGGGGCTTAACTTGACTACTTTTTCTAATACCATAAATCCAAGCAAACACCATTCCCAATTAGCTATTATCCATTCATTCATGTTACTTCTCCTTTTTTTCTAATTTTTTTAATCTTTTGTCTATACTACTTTTATCTCGTTTCGTAAATAAAGGAGGATGTGAATCCTTCTTTAGTCTTGCAACTTCTTTTTCAAGTTGCTCAATATATTTTCCATATTTATTTAAATTCTTTTGAACTTGTTTCATTTGCCTGTCAAGTTCATTATCCTTATTAACATAATCATCTATTCTTTTAAGATTATGTTTTCTTTGTATGGCTTTGTAAATAGCATTAAATATTGCCTTTACTATTAAAGTCTGTATCATAAAAGAACACCTACAAGTGTTATGGCAATAGTGAGCAATGAAAATAATGTTGCTCCTATTGCCTTTAATTTTGTTATGTTGTTTTCTGCTTTATTTAAGCGACCATTAACTCTTTCTAAATGTTCAAAATTTGCATCTACTTTTTCTTTTATATACATGAGATGTGTCATTACACCATCTCTATATTCATTAATATTTTTTGTTTTCATTCCTCTCCTGCATACGAAGATACTTGTCCTTTAACCCATTGCCAGAAAGGTGGGCTATGACCTCTACAAGAGTCTTGAAGCTATTTTCAATGCCTTTCTGTTCTAATTGCATTTTTTTCTGTTGGTCTATTAATTTAACTATAATTCCTTCAACACGAGTAAATGATTCTCTCAATTCTTTCTGCAACTCATCTTGAATAAATTTATTTTGTTTTTGTATAAATAACCAAAAAGCACAAGCCACCACAAGTGGAAGCCCATATCTTTCCAGCAACATCAACCAATCCATTACTCAAAAACCTCCTCTACAGTATTTTCTACAGCAAGTTTTTCAGGGATTGAATCGACTTCTATTATACCTCTATTAACTAATGTGGTATAATCTTCAAAAGAAATTCCAAATATTCCCCAGCACAATGGAAGCTCTACACCTTCTTTTAATTTTATTTTCATATAAAAATCCTATAAATCATTTTAACAACCCATATAAAAAAAATTAAAATACTACCCCATATAAGCATTGAACACCAAATTACAAAAATTTGTTCAAAAGTAGTTATCCTTTTATTACTTCTCCCCATAAACAAGTTTTCCCATTTATAATTTGAATTATATGGACTGTAAATAACCCTTTTTCAAAAAAATCTACTATAGCAAAAGCATGAGCCCAATTTATAGGTCTGCCTCCAAGCCAAGCATTCTTATCCTTTGACATGTCTTTTAAACATCCAATGCTCCAAGCAGATTTAGCCCCATCTTCGTGAGTAGCACTCATCTGTTGTAAATCATGCCAATGTCCATACATAACATTACATCCCATCTTTCTTATATGATTCGCAGTATGGTATTGACCTCCATATAGATGCCCATGATAAAACCTTAATTTACCCATTTTTAACCTGTCGCCAAATGGATAATATTTATAACCTCTACCCTTTAAATCAACAGCATTTGCAAATTTATATTGAGGAATATAAGGATATTTCTCAACTGCCATGTTAAGCCAATTATCATGATTTCCTTCTGTTATATACCTTTCTTTACAATTTGCTTTATCTAAAGATTCGTCAATCATATCCATTCCACTATTGACGTCTTTTATATCTTTTTTAAAATCTTTTATTAAATACTCTAAAGGAGGGGCTTTTTTTCTTTTAAATCTCCAAGCTGAAAAAGCATTCCATTCACCAACATCTCCTAAATCAATATAAGCATCTGGTTTTACAATCTCTATTGTTTGCTTTAAAACGTTTATTGCTTTTTGGTCGTGTAAAGGAAAATGTTTATCAGGTGTTACGACAACTCTTTTTATGACTCCAAAGTCCTTGTTTGCCATATAATCCTTCTATATTCTTTAATGTAAGTTAATAAATTTTTTGGAAAAATAAAAATTAGAGTAAATTGCGAATGATATCACTAAGCTCTTTGCTTCTATTGGGGGTTTGTTTGTGCCAAAGGGAATCGAGCATTTCGTCTGCAGCTTCGTCATATTGTTGTGTTTCTAAATAATAGATAGTCTTTTTAAATTTTGAAAAACCTGAAAGTCCTAATTGATAACACATATTTGTTACAACATCTTGGACATCTTGTGGGCTTTCTATAAACCATTCAAAAGCATTGCAGATTCTAAGTTGTAATTCAGCTAACTTTTTTATCAATATAAGCTCTGCTATTTCTTCAGTAATCTCTAAATCTTTTATAGCAAAGCCATATCCTATAGTGTCATAACCCTCTGTGCACTTATAAACTCTCGACCTAAAGCCTTCATGTTTTTTAATTTCTTCTAATAAACCCATAAGGATTAATTTTTAGTCTTTAGCCTTTTCTTTTTTAGGCTTTGCTTGAGGTTTTGGTTTTTCTAATATTTCTATATCAAATTTTCCATATTTTTTCCATTGTTCTAATCTTGCTTTTCCTACCATATACTCAACATTAGTTCTTTTTCCTGATGGTGCAAATACACCTTTAAATACCACTTTAATATCTTTCATAAAATTTTCTCCAGTTAATGCAAGGGGAGCATAGACCCCCCTTGCAAGATTAATCAACTCAGTTAGAACTCCCTACCAAGAAGTTGTTCCTTCTTCTACGATTCCCCAACATTTAGTTTGAGAAGCATCTTGAACTAATTTAGCACCACCAATATAATCGCCAACTAATTTATGTGCGATATAATCAATGTCGTATTCTGAAGATACTGTAGGTCTTTTACTAAAACCATAAGCTAAAGCTGAATTATGGATTAAGAACCCACCAAGAACATTACCATTAGTTAATGCTCCATCACCTGAATCAACAGCATCATTATGATTTGTTGATGTGATATTGTTAGAAAGAACAACATTCATTCCCATAACTTGACCAACTAAACCATTTTGAATGTTAGCTGTGTTAGTTTTAGAAATGTGAATAAAGTCTTCTATTCTAAACAATGAAGCATATAAAGTTGGATTCAAAATTAAAGTACACTCATTAAGTGGACAATCATTTGTCATCACTACTTTAGACATATGTGCTAATGTTAAAGCATCAATAGTTTTTGCAACTGTGTTGCCTGCTATATTGATACATTCAGTAGTTAATGCTAATGCAGTCTCTACTTCTGTTTCAAATCCTAAAGCCAATTTATAGCCAATAGAATCTGCATACATAGATAACAAATCACTATTTGCTTGAACTACACCCATATCTTCAACCATTGCTGAAGCATATTTATGTGAAGTTAAAGCTAAAGAAAGAGAATCTTCTGTTGCATTAGTGTAATTTACTGGAACGTGAGGAGCTTTAGTAGCTGCATCTGCTACGTCTGCTACAGATGGGATGTTTACTGTATCACCACCTCCTGATACTAAACTTGAATAATCAGTTCCTACATTTGTCATTACCAAGTTTTTTTTGAATGAAGCCCTTACTGCTTGTGCCCAAATCTCTGGTATAAATACAGCCAATTCTGTATCAGAGGCTTGAGAAGCTGCAGGATTAGCTGAGCCTATTGTTGTTGCCATTTGTTTTCCCTCCTAAAGGAATTAAACTATCTTTCAACTGCTTTTACAAGCCTTCATTTTGATAGTTATATTTTTTAAACTCGTTTAGTTGTCTTTTTTTTGTACTGATTTAAAATATCACCCCAATTTTCCTTTAAGGAATTTTTATCATCCCAATTAACAGGCTTTTCTGGAGTATTATTTTTTGCATTACCAACAACTTCTGGAGCATTTGGTTTAATTTTATTTATTTTACTTGTTACATACTCAAGAGTGTCTAAATCTAATTTAGATAAAGACTCTCTATCCTCTTCAGGATGGCTTTCAAGCAACTTGCCTCGTCTTGAATCTTCGTACTTAGTCCATTTTTCAGCATTAGAAGTTAAACTTTCGACCTTAGAAGAAGCCTGCTCATACAAGGTTTTAAATTCTTCTTTTTCTTTAAGTTTAGATTCTTCTGCCTTAGTAAACTTTTTCTCTAATTCAACTAAGCGAGTCTCAGCATCCTGAGCCCTTTTTCTATACTTTTTGCTTTCTGCAATATACTGCTCATTAGAGCTATTTTGAGTAGTTTCTGTAGCAGGACTTTCACTTACTGTTTCTGTCCTTGCTTCTTTATTTTCTTCAGACATACTGTCTCCTTTTTTATTATAAAAAGTCTTAAATATGCTAATTTTTGCATATTTTATATATATAACTTAAATTAAGTTTAGAAATAATGCAAATTTTTGGTAAACACAGAAACACAATATAAAGAAAAGTGGTTTGAGTACATGGAATATCTTCCTCATTTTGGGCAGAAGAAACTACATTTTCCTACCAAAAAGACTGCAAGGTTTTTTGTCATGGTTTGTGGAAGAAGATTTGGAAAAACTACAGCCTCAGCTATGGAAGCTACTTATTATGCTTCTCAACCAAACAAGAGAATATGGTTAGTTGGATTATCTTATGATAAAGCCGACTTAATGTTTCGTGAAATTTGGCAGTTAATGGTGATAGGTCATTCAAATGATATTGTGAGGGCTTCAGAAAAAGATAGATTTATAAAATTCAAGTGGGGAACTACAGTTGAAGCTAAATCTGCAGATAATCCTGATTCACTTGTTGGAGAAGGTTTAGATTTACTTATCATAGATGAGGCTGCTAAAGTTAAAAGGAAGATATGGGATATGTATCTTTCTCCAACTCTTTCTGATAGAAAAGGTAAGGGTATATTTATTACGACTCCTGAAGGTTTTAATTGGATATACGATTTATTTTTATTAGGAAAAAAAGATGAATTATGGGAGTCTCATCAAGCACCATCTTGGGATAATCATTTTGCTTTTCCATCTGGAAAATCAGACCAGTTTCTTCTTGAAAGAAAAAGAAATATGTCTAAAGAGGTTTATGACCAAGAATATGGAGCTAAATTTACTTCTTTTGCAGGTCGTGTATACCCATTTGAAAGAGAATTAGATGTAGGGAATTACTCTCATAATCCTAATCTTCCTACATTTTGTTCCATAGACTTTGGTTATCGTATGCCTGCTGTTGGCTGGTTTCAAGTTTATAGAGTAGGTGGATTTTGGCATATTAATATGATAGACGAAATAGTTCATAAAACAAACATTAAAACTGATGAATTAATTTTAAAAATTAAGGAAAAACCTTATAATGTCCTTAAATATTATGGAGACCCTGCAGGTATGCAAGCTCAAGGTCAATCAGGAATGGGAGATATTGAAATTTTTAGAAAAAATCAAATAACTATAAATACAAAAAGAGATAAAGTATCAAGAAGTATAGCATCTGGTGTTTCTCATGTTAGAGGGTTTATAGAAAATGCTCAAAATGAAAGATTTTTTCATATTCACAAGAAATGTGTAGGAACAATGGAAGATTTAGAAAATTATAGATACCCAGAAGCAAAAGAAGGACAAGACCTTAAACAAGAGCCATTGAAAGATGGCTACCACGACCACAGTTGCGATATGATAAGATATTTTTTTATAAATAGATTTCCAATTAAACAAAGAGAATTTAAAGTGAGGATAAGATGATATATAACAAGCAAATGTCAGCAGAAGAAATAATTAAAAGTTCTGTTGAAACAACCAAGCAGTTAATTCAAAAAAATAAAAGAAAATGGACACGAAGAATGTTGAATTATTATGGAGGAAATGGAACTAACGAATATATAGAAGACTTTTTCTCTGCACAGGCATTTAGAGAAATTCCTTGTTACAATGCTAACTTTACAAGAAGATTTATAAATAAAATGAGCAGAATATATACTGTTGGAGCTAACAGAAATGTTAATAAACAATACGAACTGCTAACAATTAAAAAAGATGCAAGAATGAAGCACGTTGAAAGGATGACGAGGCTTTTAGGTACTGTGGCTACTCAAATTATATGGAAAGAAATAAATGGAATGTCTTATTTTGAATACAGACCTGTTTATTATTTCAATGTTCATTTAAAAGACCCTTTTACTCCTTCAGCCATAATGTACCCACTATTAATGCAACCTGAAGATGTTAGCTATATTGACCAATGCGAATGGGCTTATTGGGATGAGTCTATTTATGCACATTATGACCAAAATGGAAATATAATAGATGCTTATGAACATGGATATGGTGTTCTTCCTTTTTTATTCACACATAGAGAGGAACAAATTGATGAATTTTTTGTAGATGGTGCAAATGATATTGTTGATTGCAATGAGCACGTTAATATTGCTATGACAGAGATGCAGCTTGGGCTAAGATTCCAAATGTTTGGGCAGCCTTTTATGACAGGTGTTGATAGTGATAAAAGAATAGAAAGAGCAGGTTCTGACCAGATAATAGACCTTCCAGAGGGAGCATCTTATGGAATTGCCTCTCCTGCAGGCGACATTAATGCAGTTATCGAGAACATTAAGTTTCAAGTAGACTTAGTAGCACAAAACAACCACTTATATGTTCAATTTGCACAAGATGGAGGCGAAACTCCTTCAGGAATAGCTTTAAAAATCAAAGATTTAGAGAGGTTTGAGGATTATCAAGACGATTTAGAGCTATGGAGGATGTATGAGCATGAATTATACTATGTTGAGAAAGAAATTGCTGCTTATAATGATGTAAGGCTACCAGAAAAGTTAAAATTAGATTTTAATGAGCCTGAATATCCAAAAACTGTTCAAGACCAGATACTTTTAGATGAGCACAGATTAAAACATTACATGATTAATGATGTTGATTTATTAATTGAATACAATCAAGATTTATCTCAGAAAGAAGCTGAAAAAATTATTGAAAAAAACAAAGAATCTCGTGATGAAAGGATGAAGGAGATGTTTGCAAATAACAATCCTCTTCAGAATGAGCAAAATCAAGAAGAAAATGATGAAAAAGAGGAAAAACAATAATGATAACCTCAAAAATAACTCAAAATTTTACTTTTAGTTACTTATCGAAAAATATAGAGAAATTTTTATTAGATTATGTGGAAGATGTTAAATCTGACTTTGAAAAAGCATCTAAAGCAAGGATTAAAAGTGGATTGGGTCATAAACTGAAGCAGTCTACATTGCAAATAAGGAAAAAAAGAGGAATATCTGGTACAAAACCATTATTTGCCACAGGAAATCTCTACAATAGTATAAAAAAGACTAAAGAGGGGCTTCAAATTCTTGAATATGGATTATTTCATAATAAAGGTTTTACTACAGGTAATAAATCAATGATACCCAATAAAGAAGTTCCTGCGAGAACTTTTATAAATGGAAAAACTGCAAAATTTGCATTAGAGCAAATGGGTTTAAGTACACATGGAGAAGGTTTAATAAAAGGCTCTGCTAAAGACAAAGCAGGCATAGAGCTTGCAAAAAAAATAAGAAAGGCTTTAAAAAGATGAAAAATAAAGAGTTTCAAGAATTAATACTTACCTTACTTAAAACTATTAATAAAAATGTAGAAGATTTATGCGAAGATACTAAATATTTCGTTGAAAATGAAGATAGAGACCCTATTGCAATGCCTGCGAGTGTTTATGAGGAAATTTGTGATGCTTTAGAGTCAGACTACATCCCTTTTATGGGCATCTCCTAAAAAAACATCAGTTCTTACACAGAAACTATTAATTTTAGAAGCCTCAACTGTAGAATCACCATTTAAACACTTTAAAATCTCTCTCGCCTCAATTAATAAGTCATAACACTTCTCTATATCTTTAATATTTTTCATTTTTCTTTTTTTTTAACCTCTTTTTAGCTCTCTTGTACTTCTTTATTTCTAATCTTTTAGCTTTTTTAGCCATTTTCCTCTCCTTTGCTTTCCTGTTTGGCATTTTCTGCCTCCATTATTTTGTTTTCCCAATCTTTTCTCTGTGCAGGTGTTGGTCTGCGACTACTTAAAGGTTCTACCCCTACTTTCTCTGCCCTAATCCTCCACTTTCGCCACTCAGCTTGTTGTTTATTGTAAGCAAGTCTCTTTTCTTCTTCTTTAATAGCCTTCCTGTTTGCAATATTCTCTTTCTTGCTTCTTTGTGCTTGATTACATTCCTGTCTTTCAGGCAACTCATCAAAATCATCGCCCACACTCTCAGCAACATCTATTATATCTTCATCCTCAACAACCTCTGCATTTTCTACACCTTTCAAAAACTTCTCAAAAGGACTATCTATAGTAACATTAATATTTTTAACCAGCTTACCACTATGCTCTAATACCAACCTGCCTGCTTGCACATTACCTGCCTGTGCCTCACGAACCATTGCATTTAAAACACTAGGTAACTGAAAACCAAACTCAAGCATATACCTATCATAAATCGCATCAATAAAGTTTGGGTCTTCTCGCCACATTATAACAGTCTTCTTACTCACCCCTATCTTATCTGCCACCTCCTTTATTGTAATCTGAGGTTGAAATGCGAATAAATCCACAGCAAGCACTTTAGAAGGTTTTTTCTTACTCTTTATAATATCACTCTTATTTTTCATAATATCGCCTTAAATCGCCTATTTTGAGCTTTAATTTAACATATTTTAAAGATAATGTCAAAGTTCTTATGATTTTTTATTTAAAAGTTACTTTTTACGTTTTGTGTGGAATGGTATCTGACCACTCTTAATCAGGCATATCCCCCTACCCCCCTAATTGAGATTGAATCTCATTCTCATATAGGGTATTAATTGAGACTGATTCTCAAATATATAATTGAGATTGATTCTCAAACTCATATATAAATATATTACTTGTATAATTAAAATAAATGTTGTATGAAATAAGTAATTGAGATTGAGTCTCATATTCAAATTAAACCTATGCAAATAAATATGCATCAAAGTCAAGTAAAAGATAAAATAAATTAGGAGAGATATACATTACCCCTTAATTAGCCTTAAATAGCCCTTTAATCAATAGATAACCCTTAAACAATAGATTGGTATTGGGTAATCCCTGAAACATCCATAACCACAGTCTCATGAGAAGATTTACAGTATTGCAAATGATTAATAGAGGGAACAACCTTAAATCTGCGATAGCAGAAAAAAAAATTTTATAGGTTTTATAGAGGAGGAATCAAAAATAATTCAATCTTTTTTTAAAAAAAACTTTTTGTCGTCATGAAATTTCTTTTTTTGTCGTCAAGGAATGTGATTTGCATATTACTTTACATATGTGTAAAATAGAGTGTTGGATTTAGATGATGCTTTTTGAAATAGCGATTTGCGAGGGGTTTTCAACCAAGACGAAATTTAGATAGGGTTTTTATAGGAGATGAAACACGAACAAGACAGACGAAACATAGGGGGCTTGGAGAGTTAGAAAAAGCAAAGGGAGTAGCAAAGAGAAACAGACTTTAAATAGTCATTGTAGCTTAAATGTAAAGCAAATAAAAAACATTGAATTTTAAACTTTTTTTGTTGTTGTGATGCAACATAAAAAGGGAGGGTTTAGGCTCTCCCTTGTTGCAAAAAAATTTAGATTTAAAAACAACAAACAAGGGGAAAGAATGGAAGTATTATTATTATTGGTTACACTTGGAACAATTTCAATCTTATTTTTAGGATTATTTTTAATTTTAGAAATAGGACACAATCAAACAACATGGGGATTGGCTTTTATAGGGGTTATATCTTATATTGGTTTTATGGTTCTATTGTTGGGAGTTGTTCAAAGACATATTATAATTTAATTTTATAGGGGGAGGGGTTATCTCTCCC